AATGATACAGTCAACGATTGGAGCAGTTGCACCGTTGATTTTGGTAATGTCACCTAGGTGGTTCATTTCTCGCTTTCTGCCGGGGCTTTGAGCCATGCCAACCTGCATTCCTCGCATCCCGGCATATTCTCGCAGATATCTTTACGTCCCTCGCAAATAAACGTCCCGGTGCTGAGTAATTTTGCCAGCTCCTCATCCGTCATATTCCGTATTCTGTCGGCGTTGGTCATCGGCTCATACCGATCTTTCAAGCCTTCATCGTGAATGCAGCCGTCGCAAGCCTCCCATCCATCCGGGGCAACTCGGTACTTGCAGCTGGTACATAGCTCATTTTTCATTTTGCATTTCCTTTCTGTTTGCATTTATTCCCCCGAGGGACTTTCCCCCACCGGGGCGGGGTGCAATTCCGCTTCACCGGCCTGAAACAGCCGTACATTTTCGCCTTGCTCATTGAAAATCCTCCATACTTGTCTGCCCCGGTAGCACATCGTACTCCATCCACCAGCGGAACACATCTTCTGCCTCCGTCCCCATTCTCCACGTTCCATCCAGTTTTCCGCGCCGCCTGCGTTCCTCCAGCATCCGTTCAAAGGCGTTCAGGTAGAGTTGCTTGTACTTCGGCCATCTTGCGAACTCTGCTTCACGGCTTTTCCTTTTCGCCAGTGGGCAACCGATACAGCCCACACGGCATTGCCCCTCGGCGTAGAGCGGATTCATAGGGCATTTCGTATCTTCTAAAAATCCGTACACATCCTCGTCCGCCCAGTCGATAATGGGGTTCACAACCCGTTTTGCTTTCATACGGCAGTTTTCAAAAAGCATCCTTTTTTCGTCATTGTCGTTGGCGAGAATGATGCTTTTATCTTTGGCTGCGCCCAGTTTTTCGTAGATTCCACGATTGTTTTTTCTTGATGCAGATTCAGCCCAGCGAACCCCGGTGCAGATAAACCGCCCTGCCCCCCCTGCTTCTTTCAGAACGGCACAGCAGTACCGCACCAGCCGGGTAGGTGGCATGAGTTTTTGAGGGATTAAGCTCCACATGGAGGTGCGCTTCCCCTTGTACATGGGCATATTCACGGTGCATTTGTAGCCCTTTTCTTCCAGCCGTTTGAACTCGCTCCGCACGAACCGCACCGTCTCCGGGGCATCCGCTGTGGTGTGGTTGTGTTGAAACTCGCAGGGGATGCCAGAGCGAACCGCAAGCTCGGTGATAACCCCGGAATCTTTTCCGCCTGAAATGCAGATAACCAAAGGCTGCTGATACGCCATGAGCGACATATCAGAGGCAGCTTTCAGGCGATCGATTGCCATCTGCTCCAAGTCATTCATTCTCGATAACAATCCCCTCTCTCACCAAGTCCGGGTGTTCGTACCGGAAAAATTGGCGTTGTTTTTTGTGGTTTCCAATTGATTTCATGATGTTTTTATTCCAGTTATCGATGAAATACGTTTCCCATGCCTTGCAGCCGTCCCCGTTGGTGGGGCAATCGTCCCGCGTGCAGTTTCTGCAAAAGGGGCTTGACGAATCGATGTACTGGCCGGGTTTTTCGTCCATCATACCCACCCCTCACAGTCTGCGCGTGTTCCGCACACGGTAATTTTTCCCCCGGTCTTTGCCGATGGAGTAGGCTTTTGCCCGCTCGTAAATCCTGCCTCCGATCGCTTCGTCAATATCCAGCAGTTCATCCTCCGTCAACTCCGTGGACAGAATGGTCAGCAGTTCCGGGTTGTTGTATCGGTAGTTCAAGATTTCAAACGCATAGTTGATATCTGCCGCTGTGGGGCGCTGGGTGGCGTTCTCTGCCGTTTTCCCGGTCTTGAAAAGGTCATCTATGTACAGCACCTTTGCGGTCTTGTACTTGTCCAGAATCCTCCGCAGCTCAACCGTTTCGCCGTCAAATTCGGACATTCTGGCAGCCTGTTTGATCTTTCCAATTTCATCCCGCCAGAGCATATACACCACTTCCCGGCCTTCCAGCAGCAGCTCACGGCAAATGGCAGTGCATAAGTGGGTCTTTCCGCAGCCGGATTGACCGCACAGGGCGAACCACCCGGAAGGATTCTTGACGTAGTCCATGGCGGCGGCTTTGAGGGTTTCTTGCCACGGCTCCGGGGTCTGGAACTTGTCGAAGGTGTAATCCCGGATGATGTTTTTCAGGCCGCTCCGCTGCATCCGTAGGATGGAGCGCCGGGTATCTGCACACTTGCAATCTGCCACGGAATGGGAAAAAGTGCCGTCCGGGTTCTCCACCAACCGGGCAACATAGCCTTTGTTTTTGCAAATAGGGCAGTTGTAGCCGTCCTCTTTGTCCCGGTCGCCAATAGCGCCGTTCAGGGCATCCACCCGGAGTTGGGCATACTGCCGGGGGTCAAAGTCACAGGTAGTGACCAACCCTTTCGCTTTGAGCATTTCCATCAAGCTTTCCATTGGCGGGTCCTCCTTTCATCAGTCTGTCCCAGATAATCCCTGCCCAGTTTGCTGCCATACACTGCTCCATCAGGTCAATGACTGCTTGTTCTCCGTACTTTGCAGCGTTTTTTTGGATTTGGGTCAGCAGCGATTTCAAGCCCTGTTCCTTGTAGCTCTCCCGCCGTTCGGACTTGTATTTCAGCCAAGCGGTGGTTTTCGCCATCAGCGATTCGGAGAAAGAATAACTTGCGATGATTTGCGAAAAGGGGGTAGGGGGATAACATTCGTTCTCTTTCTCTTTCTCTCTCTCTTTCTCCTTCTCTTTCTCTTTCTCGCTTGCGGGTTGCTCTTGCTTACCGTTTGCTTCCGCTTTGCTTCCACTTTGCTTACCGTTTGCTTCCGATTTACTTGCGGTTTGCTTACTGGTCCCGCCGTTTTTCCCAGACTTTGCTTTCCGTCTGCTTGCGTCCAGATTCGGCTTGATAAGCATAAAGGCAATGGCGGCGGCGTCAGACATTTTGTCTACGTCCGGGGCATTGTTAAACAGAGCGTATTTGCAAATAGCGTCATAGGCTTCTGCCCTTGCGGCCTTGCTTTTTATCTTGAAAACCGCCTCAAAAAACGAGCGGTAAAAAGTGAATTGGTTTCTTACTTCATCTTCCATCTGTGTCACGGGGGGCCTCCTCTCCGGTGAGGCGAACCGCCACGCATGGGCGGGTGCCGTACCTCTTGCAGACTGTGGCGTCTGTGATAACTGCATCATCCTTGTAGGCGATCCCGTTCAGGGCATCACACACGATCTTGCCTATGTTGTCCCAGTCGGGCTTCACCATTGGTAGAATCTGATTGTCAATCGCTTCGGCCTGCTTGCGCTTGCTCCACGAATGGGGAACGGGGTAGATTGCCGCAATGTCAACCCGGATAGTGCCGGTGAACTTTGCCCCGTGGGCTTCGCACTGGTATGCCCATGCCACCAGCTTTTCATAGTCCTTCGTTTTCTTTGGGGTGTATGTCGCACCGTTCTGGGTAAAGCGGGGGCGCTCCTTCCCTTGCGGAACGCCGGGAATCGTAAATTCAATCGTCACGTTTTCGCTCCTTCCTTTGGAGTTGGCGGTTTCACCTCCCACCGCCAAGGGAAAATGCAAACTATACTGTCAATCTTTTTGGGGAAAGATTGATTTTTCCGGCCTAGAACGGCAATTGTGCGTCGTCGTCTTCCAACTCTACGAAGTTCGTCGCAGGGGCGGGAGTCTGATACGCCGGTGCGCTGTATCCGTTGTCAGCCCCAGAGCTGGCCTGAGTGCCGCTTTCCTTGCTTCCGTAGAAATAGACATTGCTCACAAGAATCTCCGCATGACGGCGCTTCTGACCGTTCTTGTCGGTATACTGCCGGATTTGCAATCTGCCCGTTACTATGGCCATCTGGCCTTTGCGGAAATACTTGGCGGCGTTCTCCCCGGCGGCTCCAAAGGCGGTGCAGCCTAGGAAATCCACTTCTTTCTCGCCGGTCTGCTGGTTCTTGAAATCCCGGTCAACCGCCAAGGTGAAGCTGGTAGCAGCCTTGCCGGAATTGGTTCTGCGAAGCTCCGGGTCTCGCACCATGCGTCCGGCAATGGTGATGGTGTTAAGCATTCTCCGGTACCTCCTGAGGGATGACCTCGCCGGTGGCCTGATCGGCCACAATATCGGTATCAATAATGCCGATCAGCCCGTCTTCCGCTTTGGAATCATCCGCCATAACATCGGCCAGCTGCTTCCCTTCGTCGCGGGTCTGATAATCGATGGACATAACGCCCCACTTACCAATGAGCTGACGGTATACGGTTTTCCGCGCCATGGCGTCCCAATCATCACGCCAGCCCTTTCCCTGATACTCGCCCTTGCGGAACTTCCGCTCGTGGGCTTCAATGGCCGCCTTGCTCATGTAAATGGTCTTCTCCGCGCCGTTCACAAGTCGATAGTAGCCGACATAGCCGATAACCGGCAATTTCTCCCGCTCTGCTTCATCCTCGATGAAGTCAACCACAACTTCTTCTGTCAGGCGATTGTAGCTTTTCAGCTCACCCTTGCGGATATCCACCACGTTGATGGTCTTGTATGCGCCGGTGCGAAGCGCCAACTGGTGCATACCCTTCCAGCCAAGAATGAAGGTCGCCTCCGTCTTTTTTGTTCCGGTGTCCTTCTTGTAGTTCTTGAATGGGACGATATAGGCATATCCCAAGTTCTGGTCGATGGGCAGGTCAAACGTTGCAGCCTTCAATGCGGACTGGATAACGGTCATGGGACTTTCCATAAATGCCTGCTGCATATTCTTATCCGCATTCACCATCGAGACGATGGAAGAAACAAACTGGGGGGCGCGCTTGCCAAGCAGCTCGTCAAAGCGTTTCCGCATACCGTCCCGGTCGAGGAATGTGTTGAGCATTGCGCCGATGGACTGCTGAGCAGCCGCAGCGGGTGTTTGCTTCTGTACCTGATTCTGAATTATGTTTGCCATTAAATTGCCCTCCTGTTGGCATATTCGTATTTTTTATGTGGCCTTGCCGGAGTAGTAAGCGCCCTTTCTGGTTCCCACCCATAGCGGACAATTCTATCCTTTAAAAGCGCTCTGTCTAACCCCGTAATTCTTGCCCATTCAGCGATAGTGTGGGTCTGACCAGCGTGCGAAACACGGTGGTTAGTAGATTTGTTCGCCGCTTGCTCAGCAGCTGTTATCCATCGGCAATTCTCTGGGCAGTAATTCCCGTCGTTATCGATACGGTCAATCGTCAGATTGTCGGAGTATCCGTTAGCAACCGCCCAGTCATAGAAAGTGGAAAAGTCTCTCGCCCAGTCATCGCAAAGCGAAATCCCCCTCGCTCCGTACCTGTAATACTTAGCGCACCTCTTGTCATAGCACCTAGTCTTCATGCCCGTCCAGATTCCGTACAATCTCGTGTTTGATTTTCCGTGTGTATATTTTCCCATACTTTACACCTCCTTTTTGAACCGAAAAGTTCTGCTTTCCGAAGATTTGAAATAGTTCTGCGGGATTTCTCCGTGGTCTTTCTCCCACTTCTTTCTATCGAACGTGGAGCGTTTCTGCGTCTTCCATATGACGCTGTAGTTCCCGTATCCGCCCCGCTCGGCGGTTCCCATGGCTTCCATAATACGCGCCTGAGCGGCGGCTTTCTTTTCTTCCAGCGCCTTGATCTGCTGGCCGCATTCGTCCATGATCGCCAAATCAACGGCGCAACCGGTCAAATCCATTTCGGTGTCCGGATCGCTGGCCGGGAACTCTGCGTTCAGGGCGTCAATGGTGGAATCCATGCCATCAATGGCCGGGGGCGTTTCGCTCTGAACGTTCTCCCAGAAGCTTTCCTCCGCCTCTTTCAGGGCTTCCAGCTCTGCTTCGTCCCGCTCGATGACGAACACCTTGAAGTCAATGCCCAGAACCAGAACCGCCAGATACCAGCGGTCAAGGCCTGACACAAGCAAGTAATGGCAGCACTGTGCGTAGTAAGTAGCCGGGAACTCGCCGTTCTTGAATTTGCTCAGGTGCAGGGCATTGGTGGTCTTGATCTCTAATCCTGCCCGTTCCCCAATGACCAGCCGGTCGTAGTTGGCGTGCGCGTAGGGCATATCGTCCCGGAATACGGTGTAGTTCTCCCGGCGCACCTTTTTCCCGGTAGCTTCGGTAAACCGCTTTGCTACGTATTCCTCCAAGTCCGTGCCAAGGCGTACCGCCTCTTTCTGGGAAATATCCTCCGGGATGACCTTACCGGTTTTCTCCGCCCACAGGGCATACGGTGACTTGTAGGGGTTCAGACCCAGAATGGCGGCGGCATCCGAACCACCAATGGTGGTAGAGCGCAGCGCTGTCCATTCCTCTTTGCTCATGGTCGCGGTTGGGATTTTCCGTATCATTCTTCATCCTCCCGCAACGGCTCAAACCGTTTTATAGCGATACCGCCTTTGTACGGATATGCCCGGTATTTTGCCCCGGGGGGAACAATTCCGCCTAAGCTACCTGTGCTGATATAAAAGCCCCCACCAACTTTGTTTATTTTTAATGTTCTACCAATTTTTTGCGGAATAAAAACGACGTAGTTCTCGCTTACTTTTATCCCAACAGTGTTTTCGCCGTTCCAAAACTTTGTAGCAAGGGCGTTAATGTAGGCAATGCGCCTCTTACCATCCGGGAAACTGACAGCCGGAACATTGACTCGATTGTACGGCCTAATGTAGATATCCTCGAATCTTTCCGATTCGCTTATGATGATTCCGTCCTCCATTATTCCTCCACCTCTGCTTCCTCGTTGAACTCCGTCATGGAATCTATGCAATTCAGGCAGTAGAACTCATCATGCGCCGGGATATATACCAGTTTGCTGCCTGTGATGGGATATCCGCACCTGGCACACTTCGGGAGTACCGCTTCCCGGGAGTCGGCATCCGCCGCCAACTGTTCAGCCTGCCGCCACGGCTCCATGCTATCAAAAACGTCCATTGACTTTCCTTTCTCCATTTGATATACTGTAAATGGTAGAGATTTTTTATATCGCTTGCCGTCCCCGGTGCTGTAACATCGGGGGCGGCTTTTTATCGCCCTCTGATGCACCGTCCGATACCAGCGCCCATCAGGATAGCGCACACCCACATTGCGGGGACTGCCGCCTTGTCTGCCAGCAAATCCGCCTGCTGCCACCAGAAAAGCACCAGATTCAGCCCCGCATAGGGAAGCACCCGGAAAGTGCATTCCCTAATATTGAACGGCTTCCGGTTCTCCGGCACCGGCTCCCACCGGGCATCCATGGGTTTGCTTCTGCTTGCCATATCCTCACCCCCTGACCTTATGGTTCTTGTGGACTACATCGAAAAGCTCCACGTTCTCGTCGTCAAACGCCTTGCTTTCCTTCGATTCCAGCAAAAGGGATTCCCGCAGCCGGTCATTTTCCCGGCGCAACCGGCGGTTCATCTCCGCCATGGTGCGAAGCTGGGCAACCTCGTTCGGCATCATTTGGAGTTCTCCTTGTAAGGCTTCAAATCCCCGGCATCCACATACTGAGATATCTTCCCGAGACAATAGATATTATTCACGGTGCCTATTGCTTCCAGCGTAACAATATCCCCTATTGCAAAGCCATGATGCGGGATATAGCGTTTCTGTACAACCACAAACTTGTCTCCAACCTTGGGCTTGCCCTGTTCACGCTTGCTCTCTTTGGGCTTATCCTCCTTGCGCTTCTTCTCAAACAGCCGCTCAACGGCGACCCTTGCGTCCTCCGCTCTGCTGTAGGTATCCTTCGGATTGCACCGGACTTCTGCGGTCTTCACGTCCCGCCCGCCACGTTTCAGCGTGGCCGTGGTAATCATCCCGTCAAAGCGGAGTTCCACGGTGCAGAGTTCCCGCTCAGGCTCCGCAAGACCAGCGATCATGTCTTCGTACCAGCACCAATGCCCAAGAAAATCGTCGCGATCCTCCTCCATGCAATAGTAAACTCCTTCAGCGTTGATTCCGGATTTTATGATCGTCATGGTCTTTCCCAGATGCTTGTCCATATAAGGGTTCCAGCACCGCTGCGGCCTCTTGCTCACAATCCGCACCTTATCCCCAACTTTGTATTTCGCCATAAATAACTCCTTTCAAAAATTCGGCGCTCTGCCGTATGTCTCGCGGTAAATCCGCTCGTAGATGTCCGGCTGCTCTTTCATGAACGCTCTGACCCGTTTCCCAAGCTCCCGGATCGCGTTTGACCGAAGTAGCTCTGCTCGTACAGCTTGCAAATCTGCTCCGCTCTGGCCAGAAACTCGTCCGTCTTCGGTGTCATGCACCGAACTGCCAGCGCGTCGCACAGGGATGTCGCGGAGATGATGAAGCCCTCGTTCCGAAGCTGCTGAATCAGCCAGTTGTTCCGAAGATTGTAGGTGTTCAGCGTCTGCCGGATATACTTTGCCAGTTTCTCCCGCTCCCCGTAAGACTGCGGGAGGTTCAGTTTTGCCATCCATTTGTCCCTCCTCCTTAGATGAAATTCTTTGAACATTTTTTCCACAAAAGACTTGAAAATCTGAGTAGCGCATGGTATACTGAATTTGCCGAAACAATAAACCATCCGCTACTCGCCGGAGTTTGAATTTCCGAAAACTCGGATTTCATACCCCGTGATTTTCTGCACCCTTTTTGGAATCGGTGTTCATGACGTTAGTATAGTTCAAAAGGTTCAGTTTGTCAATACGAAAAGTACAATTCGTTCATTTTTGCCGATATGCACAATTACAGGAGGCGTTTTTAGGATATGTTTTACAATTACTTTGTCGAGCTTTGCAATAGGGCGAAGATAAGCCCTTCAAAAGCTGCGCAACAAATTGGGCTTTCAAAGTCTTCTGTGTCTGGCTGGAAAAACGGCTCAGTACCGAGGGATTCACAAATCATGAGAATAGCAGATTTCTTTGGAATACCTGTATCTGACATCTACAACGTAGTCAATTCGCAAAGAGCAGCTATTTTTAATAGGACTGAGTTTGAGAAATATACTATGAATAGGGCAGAAAAAGCCCCTGAAACGGAAAAAGCCCCGATGCCTAATGACATCGGGGAGGAAAATATTCTTCGGATGTACCGCTCTTTATCTACAGAGGAAAAGGGGGCATTGTACGCCTATGCCCTCTCCCTAAAAGACAAACAGAACGGAGGTAAATAGCATGAAATTAGATTATGACGGATTTATGTTGTATGCGTCTA